AGTCAGAGCACTTTAGGTAAAGACACCTTGATGCTAATGCAAGAGGGTATATTAAACGAGCATTCCATAGGGTATATGCGAATGACCGACAAAGAAAAATACAACGGGAAATTTAACGAGGTAAAAGAGGTAATGTTATTTGAGGGTTCAGTATTGACCTTTGGAAGCAATGGAGATACACCTGTAGTTAATGTTAAGAGTAGCCCCGAGTTAAGAGAAAAAGAAAGCGTAAGCCTAGCGGCTCGAATGGATAAGATTACTAAACTAATTCGCAAAGGCTCAGGCTTAACGGATGAGATGTTTAACCTCTTAGAAATTGAGCTTCTTCAAATAAAATCTAGTTATGAATCACTTATTACAGAGCCGCGAAGCACTCAGAATAATGAGCCGATTATAGATATCAGTAAAATATCATTAATTTAATTAATCCAAAATGGATCCTAACGAACAAATTTCAGCTTTAGAAACGAAGCTAAAGGCCCAAATCGAATCAATCAACAATAACTTAGTTGAGAAGAATGAAGGCAAAGTAAAAGAACTAAAGAGCCAATTAGAGGGAACTCTAAACGACTACAAAGCGGAGGTTACTAAGTCCGATGGCGAAAAGCAAAAGCAACTTGATACCCTAGAAATAGAGTTTAAGAAGCTTAAGAATGAAGGAGCCAGCGCAAACAAAGCTATGGTACTCTCTACACAAGGCCATTTGGCTAAGAGCTTTAAGGAGCAAGAAGCCGAAATTAAGTCTTGGAAAGAGCAAGGCTATAAAAGTGGGAGCATGGGTGCTTTCGAGATGAAAGCCGCGGCAAATATGACTTTTGCTACTGCAACCACTGGTCAAGTAGTGGATAATGCTTATGTCCCTGGTATCTTCGGGAATGTGCGCAGAAAAGAGCGTGTTCGCCAAGTATTAGCATTTGGGCAAATGACGGGTGACAACGTTCCTTATGTATTACAGACAGGTGGAGAAGGTGGAGCCAATAACGTTAACGGTGGAGCTTCAAAACCTCAGACCGATAAAGATATTGCATTAAAGACTGCTCCTGCTCGTAAGATCGCGCATTTCATTAGAACCTCTGAGGAGATTATAAACGATCTACCCGCCTTGTCTTCTTTCTTAACCTTCCAAGGTTTAGAGGATCTTTACGATAAAGAAGATCAGCAATTACTATTCGGTACCGGAACAGGATCTCCTTTACAATTAGAAGGTCTAACCGTTGGAAGTGGCCTATTGACTGCCGCTAATGTTGGTCTATCTGGTATTGCTAACGCTCAAGAAGTTGATGCGATTATTGCGGCCGCTGGTGCTTTAGCTGCCGTTGAGTACAACATGAACGCTATAATGATTCACCCGACATCGCTATACAAAATCATTAGCTTAAAAGCTACTGATGGCGATTACCTTAAGCGTATTAACTTCACAGCCGATGGTCGTTTAGTTATCTTGGGTATTCCTGTATTCGTTTCTACTGCCGTAACCGCTGGATCGTTTATCGTAATGGATAGCCGTGCAGGTATGGGATATCAACGTGAAGCGCCAAGTGTACGCTTTTACGATCAGGATGCTGATAACGCGACTAAAAACTTGCTTACTATTGTAATTGAGGAAAGACTCGCGTTAGCCAAGCCTTACCAAAATGCTGTCTTCTTTGATACTTTCTCTGATGTGATTACTGCTATTTCTTAATAGCCTTACCCGACAAGAAATTAAGCCCCGCCATAGTGCGGGGCTTTTTTGTTACTTTTGTTTAAAATAATTACTATGATAGTTGAAACTGTTAGAGGACACTTAGACCCGAGCCACACAATGAGATCAAAGGGCGACAAGTACGAAGTCAGCGATATGCAAGGGCGGTATTTAATATCTATTTGCGTAGTTCGTGAGCAATTAGAGAGTGAGAAAGTGACTAAACCAATTGCAAAACTAGATACTAAACCGTTAAAGAAAATGCGTAAGAAATGATTGTACAAAATCAAGTAGTAAGCGAATCGGGCAGCGAGCCAATAACTAACACTTACTTAAAGAACTTTATACGCGTTGACTTTAGCACTGATGACGACATTATTACAAGCGTTATTAAGTCGGCTAGAATGCTAGTCGAGCAGTTTATAGGTCAAGCTTTAGTAACTAAATCACTTAAGTCTTACTTCTATAATTTTGAAGCGCGGGACTTAGACGGGACGTATTATAACTTAGAGTTACCATTTAGCCCCGTCACGGCAATAGGCGCGGTTAAACTCGTTGGCGTAGACGGTACAGAGACAGCGACCACAGATTTTGTATCCACGGGATTAGAAGAAAAAAACATACGAGTAAACAGAATACTATCATTAACGCAAGGAACTAACCAAGGTTATATAGTAGAATACACAGCATCAAACTCAGCCATAGCGGAGCCCATTAAACAAGCCATCGCAATGTTAGCGGGTGAAATGTACGAGAATAGACAAGATAGCGCGGTAGACGTATCAATAGCCTCTCTACCTTATAATGTATCCGCTATTTTAAGACCATACAAAAAAACCTTTATTTAATGCCGAAAAGCGTAAACATAGGAAAGATGCGGGATCGAATCCGCTTCGATATTCAGACCAAGACATCAGACGGTCAAGGCGGGTTTACCACAAGCTACGCGGAGGAGTTTACCGCCTGGGGAAGTGTGCGCGAAACTGGAGGAGATAGAGAGATGCGAACTAATCAGTTAGCGTATAATGTGGCGTATGAGATCATTGCAAGGTATAGGAATGGAGATAGTGCAGAGCCTTTAAACAAGTATAGAATCGTTTACAATGGCCTTAACTTAACTATTCACACTATCCTAACCAATGACGAGAGTACTGTTAAAATTATTGCTTATTCTACGGGCGTATGATTACGGCTAAAATACAACGCCAAGAAATTAATCGTATCGCTCAAATGGCTAGGAAGTTCAACGCGGTAGCAAAAGCGGCAGCGGCTAAAGAACTAGCAAGGTCAGCATATAAGATAGACGCAGATGCAAAACGTAATGCGCAAAGAAATATTACTAATGTAGCGGCTTTAGTTGGTTTAATAACAACGGAGCCAGTCGGCAGCGATGACTTGACATGGGTTAATAGGTCAGGTGCTAAGTATTCCGCTTATATTGAATTTGGAACGGGAAAGACTGTTGATTTATCCCACTTAGTAAGGGCGGGTTTTCCAGCTTCATGGGCAATGCAATTCAAAGGAAAAGGAATTAAGAAACTAAACCTACAACCTAGACCGTTTTTATTCCCTGCCATTAATGCGGAGCAGCCAAAGCTAAAGACTAGATTAATCAAAACACTTAAACAGAATGCAAAAAAGTTTTAAAATAGTGGTGTTTACACCTGTGTGGGGGCGCCATGAGGTCTTGGATATTTGGCAAAAAGGAGTTGAGAGAATTAAAGCCTTTTGGCCTGAGCAAATAGAAATTATTCCCTTTTGCATGGTCTCCAATGATGAGGACGAGGCTAAGATTAAAGAGTACGGTTATCAATACGTTAGATGCGAAAACAAACCACTAGGTAACAAGCATAATATAGGGCTAGAGGCTTTAAGAGATATAGATTTTGATTATATATTACAGCTCGGTAGTGATGATTTAATTACTAATGAATACCTAGAGTATGCTTTAGCAGCAATGCAAAGCAAAATAGATGTATTTGGAGTTGATAGGCTTTACTTGACCGAGATTGGAACGGAGGACGCGTGTAAGTTTGTGTTAACCACTCACAAGAACGTGCTAATAGGCGCTGGGCGTTTTATCTCTCACAAAGTTATTAAGTTGTTAGATTACGAGATGTGGCCCCACGATATTAACAGGGGCTTAGATATGACAAGTCAAGCCAACATATCAACATTTGGAATCTTTCCGGTAGTAATAAGCACGGCAGATATTTGCGTTTTAGACGTTAAGAGTAACACTAATATTTGGGGTTACGAAACTTTTCACGACCGATACCCAAAAGTGCATATTGAAACAGTAAAAGCCTTATTTCCTGAGATATGAAAGATCCCGCAAACAAAGTTTACGAAGCTATTTTTAGCTTGCTAGATGGAAACGTTACGGTAAGCGGAACAACTATACCCGTCTACTCTGTAATGCCTGACAGCGTAGCCACTGGCTATGTTCATATAAGTACATTTAGCGGCAACAATGCCGATATTAAAGACCGCTTTATTACAGACGGTAATATTACTATTCAGGTAGTAATTCCCGTAAATGGGCCTGCAGGTAGTAATAAGCTGATAAACGAATATACCAGTAAAGTTCTGGAGCTACTTAAGCCCACGGTTACGAGTAGTTTAGATTTATCACCCCTTTTTAATAATGTTTATTTTTACACTCAGAATATTACCGACTTTACAACTATGTTTGATAATGACAGAGAGTTACGGAAGGTCACACAATTAAGCTTACAAATTGAAGAACTTTAAATACATATAAAAATGGCAGTTACGAACGGAACGAGTATATTATTGAGTGTGGGAACCACCACAATTAACGCGACCACTTCGCACGACTTGAGTATCATTACTGATATGATAGATGTTACTACGAAGGACTCAAACGGGTCTAAACAGTATATCGCGGGAGAGGATGACGCAACTATTAGTATTGAGGGAAAATACGATCCAGCCGCTACCTATGCTTATAGTCAGCTATTTGATGCTCAATTAGCTAAAGCTATCTTAACTTTAACTTACGGCCTACAAGCATCCTCTAGTAAAGCTTACAGAATGGGCGGTTTACTTATGAGTTTAACGCTTTCAGGTCCACAAAATGAGGCGGGTACATGGTCGGCCGAGTTTCAGAAGTCTGGCCCAGTTGCAGAAGTTACTATTACGTAATGGAGATTAATGGTAAAGAGTATGCTTTAGCGTTTGATAATAAAGCACTATTTGAATTTGGCGAGTTATGCGGTTTTGAAACCTACAGCGATACCCTAGAAGTCTTTCACGAATTTGCTAAGGTTGCAGACGGCGAAAAGCTTAG